TAATAGTAATTAAAATTATTGATAAAAAAAGTGTTTTTTAATAAAAAATCATGCTTTTTAATTAATTATAATTTATAAAAATATATAAGTAAGAAAATATAATACTTAAATAAAAATATTTAAATGCCAAGAAAAAAGAAAACAGATTTATTATCTGAAAAAGAACCAGTAAAAAAAACAAAAAAAAATATAATGAATACAATGATAAAAGATATAGAACAAGATGAACAACATATTATATTACAATTACCATTAAATGAAGATAATATAAATAATATAATAAATAATAATAATGAAAATATAAATAATAATAAATTAGAACCTATACCATATGAAGATAATTGTTATTATAATATAGATAATAAAATAATAATAAATGATAAATATAATGAATTAAATAATGATATAAATATAGATTTATTAAATTATGAAAATAAGAAAAAAACAAATTGTTATTGGTGTATACATCCAATAGAATATAATGTATATAGTATGCCAATAAGTTATAATAATATATCAAATACATATAAATGCTGTTTTTCTTTTTGTTCATTACAATGTGCGAATGCTTATAATTTTTCAATTAATTCAGGAAGTGATAAAGTTTGGGAAATAAATAGTTTAATACAAATGTTAGGAAAATTATATAATATGAATTTACCAATAAGACCTGCACCATCACGCTATTTATTAGATATATTTAGTGGAGGTAAATTATCAATAGAAGAATATAGAAAATTACATTTAACAACAGAAACATCACATTTATTAAATTTACCACCAATGATAAATATATCATCAAGTTATGAAATAGTAAATACATCATATATAAAAACATTATCAGAAAATATGAAAAATTCTGCAATAACATTACAATTTAATCAAGATATAGATAAAGATGTAATTAAAAAAGAAAATGTAGAAGAAACAAAAAAAAATATATTAGAAAAATTTAAAATAATGTAAAAAAAAAATGATATAAAGAATAATTTTTAATTAAAATATGAGATATGACAGATGTATATTTTAGTAATTACAAAGTATCAACAATAACTTGTAACGCAAATATAGGTATTGATATTAGTATAGATTTATCAATATTATTTGATAATATAAATCCAATAGATGAAGATGATAATATAATATGGATACAAAATTTAAAAGATAATTGTGAATATGTAAAAGGTTTTTATCCAAAGAAAATAAGAAAATCCAAAAAAAATAATAAAAAAAAAAATAGATTTGATAATCAAATAACTATTATTTATAAATTTAATAAAGATTATAAACCAAATATTAAAATATTTAAAAATGGAAATATACAATTAACAGGTATTAAAAAAGTTGAAGATACAAATATTATTGCTAAAAAGATAATTGAATATATAAAAGAATCATATAAAATAAATACTGATATAAATTTATCAGATAATAAAACAGATTTTATAAAAAAATTAGAATTTAGTAATTTTAAAATAAGAATGATAAATAGCGATTTTAAAACATATACTAATCCGGAATTAACAGATAAATTTAATATTAGAAGAAAAGAATTACATAATTTATTAATAAGTAGTAAATATAATAATAAATGTAGTTTTCAACCAGGTATTTATCAAGGTGTTAAATTAGAATATTATTACAATAATAATAATAATAATGGAATATGTGTATGTGAAAATCATGCATATAATAAAAAGTTTAATAATATATGTAAAAAAGTAACAATTGCAATATTTGAAAGTGGTAGCATATTAATAACAGGTGGTGTAACATTTGACCAAATAAATGTAGCATATAAATATATTACACAAATTATAAAAGATAATGCTGAATTATTAAAAAGACCAAATATAAATATATTTGAAAATTTATAAAAATAATATAATTTATAATTTATAACATTGAATATTAGTTTTTTCTGTATCAACATAATGAAATATTGAAGGGTTTGAATTATTTCCAGGTCTATAACTACTTGGGATATGATTTTTTGCATAAAATTCATTAGCATATGCTTCAGCTGTTGGTTCTATTTTTTTTTTTAAATAATCATTACCCCATGGTTTACCAGAAAAACTTTGTTCATCTTTATATATACCAGCATTTGGAACAGTAGGTGGTACAATAACTTTATTTTTGTCAGTATTAATAAAACTATAATTCATAATTAGTTTATTGTTATCTATATATAAATTATATTATTTTTCCATAAAATCTTTATATAAATCTTTACCTACTTTAATTGATGCTTTTTCAGATGTTGTTTTATTATTAACAATATCTTCTCTTAAATTAATCATATATTTAAATCTATTCATATCCATATCTGGTCTTAATACCATATCAAATAAAAATGGATATCTTTCCTTAAAAAATTTATATTTATTTTCAATTTCTATGTACTTTTGATCTGTTTCTTTATATGCTTCTTTTAATTTTTCAATTTCATAATTTGTTCTTATTTCGTTAATAATACTTAATAAATCATTTGTATTATATCCATCATTAATAAATTCCTTATTATTATCTCTATTTCTTTTCATAACTATATATTATTATATTATAATATTTTTTTATATCTATTAATCATCTATTTCTATCCAATTATTTGGTATTAAATCTACTATACTATTATCTTTATAATTTTTACCAAACCATTTTTTTGGATATATTATTATTTTATTTTCTTTTTCTGAAAAATAACCTCCAAACCAAGAAAATGTACTATTTGCAATTATTAAATGGTCACATAAAGACATAAATAATATTTGTTCCCATTCATTTATACTATCATTTATTTTTATAAAATTTATTTTATTTTGAAAATAAAGATTTAAACGATTTATATATTTATTTACAATATTATTATCAATATTTTGACAAAATACTAAAATATTATAATTAATTATATTATCATTATTTATTGATAATTTATTATTTAATTCACTTAATGCTTTAATATAATATTTTATTGTTTGTATTGGATGAAAATCTTGTAAAAATATATAATCTCCTAATCTAAAATGTATTCCAATCGTTTTTTTTGAAAATATATAATTATATTCTACTTTTAAATTATTTTGTAATTTCTTTATATTTAATAATTCTACTATTTCATTATTATTTTCTTCAAAATATTTATAACTCTGAAAAAATCCATCTATATATATATTATTTATTGTAATATTTGTATATTTTTCTAAATTTATTTTATCATAATTAAATGATTTCTCTTTATATTTTATATTTTTTGATATATTTATTTCTATATCTTCTTTATTTATATTTACTATCTTATCTTTTATCACATTTAAAAATGTATCAAAATATGTTTTCTTATTTTCATATATTGTTTTATTATCTTTATCACAACATATACGATAATCAATATTATATTTTAATGATAAATTAATAGCATTAAATATTTGAAATAATTGATTTCCTAATTGAGCTTTTAAAATTATATATAACATTTATTTAAATATATATATATATTATTTAAATATATATAAATGAAACATCTATGGATAAATATTGATAAAAATATTAAAAGATTTGATTTTATGACTAAACAATTTAAAAATAATAATTATAATAATATTCGTATCTCTGCTATTACTCCTGATATGTTTGATACTGTTTTAGAACATAAAAGACCATTGTCTTGTAGATTTCCTGGTTGTAATAATTGTGAATATGAATTTGCTTGTTTATCAAGTCATATAAAAGCAATGAAAGAATGTCTTAAATATGATGATAAATATTTTGTAATAATGGAAGATGATATTTATTTACCTTTTAATATTAATTATAATGAATTATTAAAAAATATTAATGATGATATTGATATTATTCAAATGATGGTTTTATATAATAATACTGTTGATACATTATATAATATTAATGAAACTAAAAATATAAATTTTATTAATTGGCAATATTTATTACCTTCTACTGGTATGTATATAATTTCTAAAAAAGGGGCTCAAAAATTTGTAGATAGATATATTAATAATAATAATAAATTTGATTTTTCAAATTCCACTTGTCAAATTGTTGCTGATGTTTTAATTTATACTTCTTTTAAAACTATTTGTATGACTTTACCTTATTGTTATCCTAATATTGAAATGGGTAGTGAAATACATCCTCACCATTTAAATGCTCATAATAAAGCAATTGATTCTATTAAAAATGTAATAAATAAAAAAAAAAATTATCCATTTGTTATTGAAAGATTTGAATTGATTTAAGCACTTATATCATCCGTTTTATCTAATTTATATTCATCATTGAAAAAATATATCGCTATTATTCTTTTTCTCATATTTCTTAAATCTTTACAAACTAATAAACTACAACTTGTATCTTTTAACCATTTTTTAAATAATTTGTCATAATATGGTGGTAATTCAGACATTAATGGATATTTATTAACATCAGAACATGCTAACATAACAGCTTCTTCTGCAAGCCCTATTATATGTGAAAAATGTTTAGTAATACAATCTCTACATCTTTTATTTTTATTTGCTAAATGTTCCTCTAATAATATTGATTGTTTTACTATTTGATGCATATTATATTTTGGATCACTTACTGGATCTAATGAACCACAACCTGTTTTTTTACATGCTGTACCATCATCTACTTTTTTTTCTTCAACAGTTTCTATTTTATTATTTAATATATTAAATTTCTCGTAATTCTTTTGTTTTTTTAATTGTAATGATTTTCTTTTTTCTAAATATGCATAATATATTACAACTGTTAATATAGAAACTATTAATATTAAAATAACTAATATATCATTACTCATATTATATAATTTTATATCCCCTATATAAATATAACAATATATATTTTTAATAATTATATTTTATATATATAGGAAAGTTGATTAGTTTAGATGCCTGTAAAAAAAGGAACTCGTAAAAAAGGTGGTACTCTACCTGTTGGTTATTTAGCTGGTTCTGCTCCTGAAAAAGGTGCTGCTGTAGAACCAGTACATGTTGTTACTCCACAATCTTTAGAAAAAATTCAAAATGGTGCGGAAGTTAAACAAGAAGGTGGTAAAAAAAAAAGAAAAGCCGGTCCATATGCTTTATTCGTAAAAAAAAATTATGCGAAAGTTGCTAAAGAACATCCTTCATGGAAAGCAACTGATTGTATTAAAGAAATCGCAAAAATGTGGAAAAATAAAAAATAAATATTTAACTTAATATTTTTATTTTTATATTTATATAAAAAAATGATATATTATTAAATTAATTATAATAATTATAATGAGTTATAATTATAATTCTTTTAATTCTTCTAATAATATTAATGATTTATCTAATAGAATTTCTAAATTAGATACTATTGTTTATAATATTATTAGTCGTTTCACTTCGCGCGCTGAATTCGGTTATAAAAAATATAAAACAAATATGGATAGAAGTGATTTAACTATTATTCAATGGATTGATCATTCTATTGAAGAAAAAATGGATGATATTATTTATATGGAAAAAATAAAAAAAGAATTAATTAATAAAAATTTAAATGATTTAAATCTTGATAATAATAATAATTTAAATAATAATAAAAGAACTAACTCTTTTGATGATGTTAAATTTCTTTTTAATAACTTATTTGCTTTTAATAATGGTAATAAACCAAGTGAAAAATAATTAATTTATTTTTTAGTAGATTTATAATCTATATTAATATCTCTTTGCATTGTTATATATAGTTGTTGTAATTCTTTGAGTCTTGCTAAATTATTTCTTCTCGCTTCTATATTTGAATCTATTTTTACTAATTCTTTATATAAATTAATAGTATTCATTAAATTAAATAAATTATATTTACCTCTATGAAAATCATCATTCATTTTACTTCTTCTTCGTTTTTGTTCATTAAGACCTTGTTCAAATAGTGATATTTTTCCATAATTACTACCTAAAACACTTGGTGGTACAATTTTTTTTCTTGTTTCTAATGGTAAATCCATAAATCCTATTTTTCTTTTTTTATCTTTACTATCTGTACTATCTCTCTTTATTTTTTTATTTGAAGATTTATCGACACTATTATCTTTACTTCTAAATAAACTTGTTAAACTTTCATATAATCCTCTTCCTTTTTGTTTTATTTTTTTATTCCTTTTTACCTTTTTATTATCTCTATACTCTTTATTATTAACTACTTTTTTTTTATATTTTTTATCCATTCTATTATATTATATATATTTTATTATATATTTTCAATATTATAACCTAAATTTGCTAATATCTCTTCTATTCTATTATATTTATCTGTTAAATTATCTAATTTATTATTTAAACTATTTATTTCTAATACTTGTTCATTTGATGACATTATATCACTATTAAATTGTGTTATTATATTATATATATCATTTATATTATTATTAAATATTGTTGTATTTTCTGTAACATATTTTGATAATTTTATATAATTATCAAACATCGTTATTGAATGATCATTCGTATCTATATTTGAATTCAATAATGTTGTATTATATTCATTATTATATGTATTATATAATTCATCCTCTATATTCACATCTATTAATTTTGTTACTATATTACCATTTACTACTAAATTTTCATTATATATTCCATTTACTATATATTTATTTTTCTCACCCTGATATATATTATCTAATGTTAATGTTTCTATTCTATTCAATATCATATTATTTATTGATACTATATAATTTGATATATTCGTATTTGTTTCATTTAATATATTATTATAACTATTATTATATATAACTAAATTACTATTAACTTGTTCATTTATTTTATTTATTAAATATTCACTTTCCGCTATATTGTGATTTGTTATCTTATCTATATATAAATTACTATATATATTCTCTAAATTATCATCTATACTTATATCTAAATTTTTTGTTATTATATTTCCATTTACTATTATATCATCATTATATATATTATCTACTATATATTTATTTTTATTCCCTTGTATTACATTATCTAATGATATCGTCTTTATCTTATTATCTACATGTAAATCTATTAATCTAAAATAATTTGACATATTATTATCAACTATACTATTTATTCTATCCTCTAAATAATTACTGTTCCCTGACATCGCATTTGATAATCCATAATTATATTCAGTGTTATAATATAATGATAATTCATCCTCTATATTTACATCTATTAATTTTGTTACTATATTTCCATTTACCACCAAATTCTCATTAAATATATTACTTATTATATATTTATTTATATTTCCTTGTTGTATATCATCTAATGTTAAATCATTTATTTTATCATTAAATAATTTATTTATCTGCATCATATAATCATTCATCCCATTGTCTATTATCTCTGTTATTCTATTCTCTAAATTACTATTATTCCCTATTGTTGGTTCATCTATTATTACATTCCTTAATATATTTGATATATTCGCATATGTATCTCTCTCATCATTAAATGGATTTACAAATAAATTACTATAATATAAATCAGTATAATATTCTGTATCTAATTCTAATATATTTATACTTTTCGCTGTTATATGTCCTAATACTACTAAATCATCATTATATATATTATTTACTATATATTTATTACTAGTACCCTGTTCTACTCTATCTAAATGATGCAATCCCATTACATGTTTTATTTCTTGTACATTATTTAATATCTCTGTAAATTGTAAATTTGATAATAATAAATTGGAATTTTGATAAAAATTATATAATCTTTCCTCTGTATAATATAAATTTGAACCCTCCTCTAAATAACTTGTATTCTTATCACTTAAATTTATCTCTGTTATCATCGAACCATCACCTCTTATATTTGTCGCATTTATTACACCTTCTATATCTATATTATAATCTATATTTGATTTATTTCCTATATATCCATTCTTCTTTATTGTTAATTTATCTTCATAATTATCTACTATCTTTAAAACATCACCCTCTCCTATTTGTTCTATCTTTATTGCATGATTCTTTCCATAATTCAATATATTTACACAATCTGAATTATATATTGATGTATTCACTATTGTCGTATTATTATTTAATATCGTATTATCCGCATTTAGTGTTCCCTTTAATAATAAACTATTATCATATTCATTATTTACTATAAATTTATTATTTGAACCCTGCTCTATCCTATCTAAATCTATTGATAATTCTCCTAAATCTATTAAATTTGATATTGATATATTTGAATTTAAAAAATCTGATAAATTATCTTCTAACTCTTCTAATTTTATTTGTTGATTATTTGATGTATTCTCTAATAATTCTATTTTTTCTTTCTCAATATTTATATAATTTATTATCTCATTTGATGTCGTCTCTAATCCTACACTATTAAATGTTTGATTATTTACATAATTTATTATCTCATTTGATGTACTCTCTGTCTCTATATTTATATAATTTATTATCTCATTTGATGTCGTCTCTAATCCTACACTATTAAATGTTTGATTATTTACATAATT